CGACCGGCCCGGATCAGACCAGCGCGTGTGCCAGCGGTCGGAGCCGCCGAATACGACAAGATCGAACACGCGGCGACAGGATCGCTGAGGTCATGCGATACCGCCGTCAACGCGGACGACGTGCCGGACGTGTCAGCCGTGCTGTTGAGATACAGGCCCAACTCGAACGCGGCGGCGGCGGTGGCTGCCAGATACACCTCAACGGCCAACAGGCGAGCCACCACAGACGAGTTGCCGCTCAGGACAATCATGTCCTGCGGCGTCGCATAGGCGTTGTAGGCATTGATGCAGGCCGAATACGTCGGCTTGCGGCCTTCGGAGTTCGAAAGTTCCTGGGCATACTGGTTGACGCCCAGCCCGGCACCGGAGCCGAGCGACGCGTCAAGCTGCTTGATAAACCCCGCAGGGGCCACAAGCTGTGCGGAAGGAAGGGCCATTTTATGATGCCTTCTTCTGCGGTGCCGGGCCATTCAGGGCCGATACCAAGTGGGTGAGAAGTTGGGCGATCTGCGCTTGGCTCTCGGCAAGCTTTTCAATCGCCGAGCTTTCCGAACCGCGCGACACCGCCGCCTCGATTTCCGTCAAACGCCCCATGACGAGTTGCTCAACGGTTTTGCCGGCCATCGGATCGATGCCGTTGGGGAGGTGCCGCGTCGGGTCCAGGGTCGCGCCGGGGCGCTCCTTCTGATACTCGGCCATTGCGGTTTCCGCCTCTTTGTCGAGCGGCTCCATATGGGGGCCGGGAGTGCCGTCGTAGACAATCTCGGACCCTTCCGGCAGCAACTGCGGATAAGGCGCGGATGGGTGCTGCTTGATGTAGGAGGCTTGCAGCAGTTTGTATTTGGCCATTGCTCAGCCTCCTTATGTGCCGGACGGGAACGTGTATCCCGCCGCGTATTGAGGAAGCTGATCGACATCGAGCGCCGCGCCAGCGTAGATCGAGCCGGAGGTCATTGGACCGTTGGCCACGACGTAGTTCAGACGCAGGAAGCGCGGCAGCGGGGCGCGGGCAAAGAACGAGATTGCCGTTGCCGTCGAAGCCGCCGCGATGGTGTTTGCGGACAGCGTGACGGTGGTGCCGCTGATGCTGGAGATTGTGGTGCCGGGCGTGATATAGCCCGCCGCCGCAATCTGCTGACCCTGCGCAAGTCCGGTGGCGCTGGCGACCGTGATGGTCGATGCGCCGCTGGAGCAAGTGAAGGTGGTGTTGATCGCGGCGAGCGGGGCCTGCGAAATGGACGCGAGGTCCATCTGAAGCAGTCGCATGCCAGCGGCCAACTGCCCGAGGCTCATCACGCCAGTTTCTTGGATGGTGTAGTAACCACCCGGAGAACCGGAGCCGTTGTCCGGCGCGCCCTGAACCTGGATGTTCAGGGTTGCCGATGCCGACGACGCGCCAAAGCTCGTCAAGCAGCCAACGACGAGATCGGGGTCGGGATAGTGTCCGCCGCCCATGTCGCGGCCAACGGACAGGTCGATGATGTTCGTGCTCGCGGCGCTGGCGGTGATCGCCGTGCCGGTGAGCGGCTCGAAGCTGTTGAATGCGTCCATGATCATTGTCGGTGCTCCTCAGACCACGCGGGTTTCGGTGGAGACCAGTTGGTCCACGGTGCGGAAGGGAACGCCGCAATAGGACATGACCGGCTTGCCTTCCCAGTTCTCCATCGTCAGGAGCAGGTTCGGCTTGTTGTGCATCTGGATGCGCAGCCAAGTGCGCAGGACGCGGTTGCAGTAGATCGCCGAGCGATCACCCGAGCCGACAGTGCCGGACTGGTCGTTGACGCGCTGCGTCGAGGACGCGCGGGCATTCAGGCGCGGCGGACGCTCAAGCATGCGATCCAGCGCGTTGATCAGGTTCGGAGCCTGCGACCCGGTGAGCGTGGTCACGTCGATGTTGGCCGCGCGGACGTTGAAGCGCCAGTCGCGGACGGCCAAACCGGCTTCCCATTTGAAGTGCGAGCGATACGCCTGGTAGGTGTTGCCGCTTGCGTCCTGCACGGGCCACTCGCCCATGTCGATATGCTGGAGACCGGCTTTCTTGCCCTTGGGGAAGAAGCCAATGGTGGTGTCCGGAGACCAGCCCGCCAGCCACAGAGAGGTGTTGGTCGACGAAACGCCGCCCATGTCGATCACATTGGCAGACGAGGCATAGTTCGTGTTGACGGTGTTGTAGTTCATCGCCAAGCCGGTGAACTGCGCCGGAGCCAAAGCCGCGTTGCCATAGAACAACTGCGAAGCCATCTGCTGCGACAGACCTTCAAAGAACGCGCGGTCTTCGGACAGGCGGAACGCGGCGGTATTGCCGTTGAGGTCCGCTAAGTCCTTGTCGATCAGCGAGTAGGCTTCGAGGTTGCCAGCAGCGACCACAAGCTGCGCCGTGGTGCTCTTGGTGTTGGCCACGCCCGCGTTCAGCGGACGCCACGTGCCCTGCGGGAGCGACGTGCGAACGGTGGTCTTGAAGCCGGTTTCGAGGTTGCCCTCGACCCAAAGCATGTCGTCAAGAATTTCGTTGGCCTGGCTGAGCAGGTCCACGATCATCGCGGTTTTGCCGTCATTGTCGGTGCGGCGGGCCCAATCCATAAGGGTCAGGCCGGTGGAGGCAAGAGTTGCCATGTCCGGTTATCCTTTTGCTGCCGTGGAGGGATACATTGAGGCCAGAGGGTCAGCCGTGGTGGATGGACCACCGCGCACAAACCCCGGCTCATTCAGAATGGAAGCAAGGCGCGCAAACGCCCTCACAACCGCTGGGTGATTGCCCGCTCCGGTCAGCAGGAGAGCCTCATTGAGGGCCTTGCGTTCGGGGGTGCCTTCAGTGCCAACGAAATCATCGAACAGACGCCCGATGCCCGTCAGTGTTTCGGTCAGCTTGCGCCCGCCGATGTCCGGATCTGATTTCACCTGGTCTTGCCAAGTGTTGTTCAGATCGGTCCATGCTTTGATCTGGGCTTGAGCGCCCTCGGCCACCTTCGCCCCGATTTCGGAGACGATGGTTTGCGCCTGCTCTTGCGTCAGCCCCAGCCTGCTTGCGGTGTCTTGAAATGCCGCCAGCGTCGGATCGGCAGCGTCCAGGCCCTCGGGAAGGGTGAACGGCTCGTAGGCGACGGGTTCGGCGGGCTTTTCGCCTTCCGGTTGTTGCTCGCCCTCTTTGGGTGGCTCGGCGGGCTGTTCAGCAGCAGGCTTGTCCGTCAGCAACGAATCGCTGAGGGCTGGCGCTCCGGTGGTCTGGACCTCCCCACTCCCCTCTGTCGGCGAAACCGGCAGAGAGGACTCGGGAGGCGCTACCCCGTCAGTCGGTGGCGGGGCCGTCGTTGCTTCGCTCATGTGAGTTCGCTTCTTTCAACATAATGAGATATTCAGCCGGGCAAGCGCGGTGCAGATCGGCGAGGATTGATTGGCCGATGTCGTGCCGACCCAACAGGCGGGCGAGAGGGATTGCGTCAGTGGCGAATCCCACGGGGCCGAATGCCCCGGCCTTAGAGAGCAGGTCGTGCATCCACGCCCGCGCCTCGGGGATTTTCATCATTTCGGAAAGCGTCACCAGCCGCTCGCGCTCGCGGGCCGCAGCTTGGCGACGTGCCTTGATCGATGTCTCGGCATCGTCGCCGCGCGGCAGTTCGCTTTCCGGCAGTTCCGGCAGGTGATGCAAGACACGCGCTTCGTTCATCCAGTGTTTCATCGCGGCATCTCCACCACCTGGAGTTCGCCGCGCTGTCCAGCCAGCGTGCGCCGCAGCAGTTCATCGCGATCACCGGTGGCGTCGTCTTCTCTGTCATAGCGCGCCGCGAATTGCGGCGAGTTGCGCCAGCCTGCCGGGTGGTAGAAGTGCGCGCCGCGCTGGATGACGTAGCTCATGCCGCCATCCTCCCGCCTGTGCCCAGCATCGCATCCAGCGCCGAACCCTGACCAATTGGCGTGTTGGCGAGCACGTTCGCTCCCTGCACCGCCGCCTGACTGGTTTGGAGCGCCTGCTGCTGGGCTTGCTGCTGTGCGCGCTGCTGGCGGATTTGCGCCACCTGCACCGCCGAACGGACGACGTGCGGGCTGACCCCATTGGCGTTGGCGTATTCCTTGATCGCCTCGTCCATGTCGATGTTGTCGAGCGCGGACGGCTCAACCGCAGCAAGTCGGCCAACGAACGCCTCAAGCTGTTCGAGCGCCGCCGTCGAGGCTGCACGCTGAGCAGAGGCGAGCATGGAGACGTATTTCACCTGCACGGGTTGGCCGTGAATCTCCGGTGGCGCTGGAGGCAGCAGCCCGCGCCGCGCCATGATGCCGAAAACCCGATCGATCTCCGGGTCAAGGCTTTCGTTCTCGTTGCGCTCGATCACCGGGCCGAGCACGATCAGCTTTTCCTCTTGCAGTCGAGCGGCCTCGAAGGCGGTGATGTCGCGCTCCGTGTTGGCAAACATCTGGAAGATGTCATTGAAGAACACCCGCTTGATCACGTCGCGCACGTCCTTGATGTCTTCGAGCATTTCGGCGAGGCGCGGCTGGACCTCATAAATGGGTTTGATTCCCGCCTGCATGTCGGAACCGAACGTCACGCCGCCCGGCAGCGTCATCATCGGCTGATTTTTCAGGCTGGCGTGTGCGTAGAGCGGCGGGTTGACCATCTTGTCGATGCCCTGCGCCTTGCGGCGCTGCTCAAGCTGTAGCTGCTTCGTGCAACCCAGCGCATCCATGCCCGGCGACCGGCCATAGGCGTCATTTCCGGCCACATCCCATCGCGGAGCCGAGAATGGGCATTCGTGGTAGCCGCGCGCGCGCAGCAGACGATTCTGATCTTGACCGGACTCCCAATATGCTTCGCGCCACGGGAAGCGGTCAGGGACCAATCCACCACCAACGCGGGAATCATTTGGCTCGATCAGATGGCAGACCTTGATTTCGCGCGACAGGCTCGCCCCGCCCGTCTGGAACATCGCCTTGGTTGCTGTCGAAACCGCGTCGAGGCCGAATTCAGCAACCGCCTGGGCTACCGTCATCGTGATCTCTCGGCCCAGCGTGTCCACCGTCATGTTTGCGCCAAGGGCCAAGTAGTATTCGCCCGCGCACATGTTCACGCACCGGATCACCTGGGCTGCGTCCTCGTAGATCACCATTGGCGCAGTGCCGAACACCACCTCGTCCAGAAGCTGCGTGGCTTTCGCGGTGTAATAGTTCGATCCGGCCAACACCGATTCCATCCGCGCAGTCACGTCGCTGAGCCACAGCTTGACGGGGCTGTTGTCGGTCACATCGGCGTTGGGGATTGTCAGTTCAAACCAGGGCCGCGATGGGCTGGTGATGCCGCTCATCATGCCAGCGGCGCAGGTGCGCGCGGCCAGGGTGGCCTCGGGGTCAATGATTGATTGATTGATCGGCGCGCCTCGGCTCATCTCGTTTGGCGTGACGAGCCACCGATACCGGCGCGGCAGCAGATATTCCGCCACTTCGCGCCATGCCACCCACCACGAATATCGATCCTGCTTGAGGCCGATCATTCGGCTGTCTGCGTGCTCGCGGTATTGGCGCGCTGGTTCTCCGGTCAGCTTGCGCAGCGACCAGCCCGGCACCCCGCCTGCGGAAGATGCGGGCTGTGCCATGCTATTGCCCCGTCAGTGCTTTGCCCTGCGCGTTCTGCGCAGCGCCAGACGGTCCGGTCAGAATTGTGCTGCTGAGGCCACCGTATGCCCGCGCCGCCGCCTGGGCTTGTGCGTTGACAGCCGACACGTCAGCCGCGCCGGGGTTGGGGGGCGCAGGTGGAGGTGGGGG